TAATACAGTCTTTCAGAAGGAATTGGGACATGGTCAAAGATGCATTTACTGGTGGGGGTATCAAGGCTGGTTTGTTGGCTATTGGAAAAGTTATACTCGATGCAATTCTTATGCCAGTACAGCAATTGTTGGAAATATTATCTAATATCCCGATAGTGGGGGAATTTGCAATGAAAGGGGCTGAACAACTGGAAAAATTCAGGACTTCATTAGGTCTTGAAACAGAATCCAGTGCGTTTACATTAAGAGAAAATGAAAGGGGCAGATTTAACGCGGTAAATCCGGCGGCAGCGAGGCAAGAAAGCCTGGAGCGGTCAATAACCGAGAGTAAACAAAATACCAGCATTACTATAAAAGATGAAACTGGAAGGGCAAATGTTGAGAGCGATAATGATGCTGTACCTGTATTTTTAAGTCAAACATTTGTATTACCACCACCATTTTAACAATAATGGATTTAAAACTTATAGAAACGGGCAACGGAGGCGACATTGTAAAAGGCGCAAAAGATTTTGATATTATAAGGGGATTTCAGAACATGCCTTATTTGGCGTTGTTTGGTGGAAATCCCGGTTTTAGCACGCCAATCGTAAGGCCAGAAAATCAACAGTCATTCGATTGGTGGGGAAATTCGCTTCTGATGGGCGAAGATCCCGGAATTCAATTTAATTCATTGACTGAAAACACCCTTAACAGTGTACCGCTTACCAGTTCTGGGGCTCAACAAATCGAACAATCGGTAATTGAAGACGTTAGGTTTATGGAGGAATTTTCTACGGTTTCAGTTTCAGTAGTGATTATTTCCGATGACAAGGTAGCCATAGGCATATTTTTGGAAGAACCTGAAAACGAGGAAAACAAAGCGTTTGTTTTTATTTGGGATTCTACAGAAGCTGAGTTGAGTGCTCCTATAGACAATGGTGGGGGAGTCATTGTTAAACTATTCGTAAAAACTCCGGAAGGTAATTTTATCTTGACTCCAGAAGGAGCTAAACTAGTATTTATATGATCCAGATACCAACAACAAAAGAGCTTTTTGACGACATAATAAGTGACCTTGAAAGTGCATTTGGAGAAGGGATAACCACCTTTGGAAAGGTTTGGATACGTGCTTTAGCGGCTGTTCAAACTGCTAAGCTCAAACTTTCATATTTACGGCTTGCCTCCATAGAAAAAAACATATTCATAGACAATGCCGACCCAGAAGCAATAGGCGGTACGCTTGAAAGGTTTGGGCGTGTAAAACTTAATCGCGATCCATTCCCTGCCAAAGCAGGGCAATATACCGTTGAGGTCACTGGCGACATTGGAGCGACAATTCCGGCATCAACGTCATTCAAATCGAATGATGACAGCCTTAACCCTGGTAAACTATTTACTCTCGATGTTGCCCATGTTTTGATAGCGACAACAGACACCATTGTTGTAAGGGCATTGGATGCCGGAACAGTGGCCAAATTAGAAGTAAATGACCTTTTGACTTCAACAAGTCCTATAATCAATGTGAACAGTTCCGTAAAAGTCACTATTGAGACCATCGAGCCGCTGGATGCAGAAGATATCGAACTTTATAGAGAACGTGGTCTGTTATCTTATCAATTAGAGGCTCAGGGTGGCGCTGGTACGGACTATAGAGTATGGTCATTCGATGCACAGGGCGTTCAACAGACTTATCCTTTTGCGAAATCAGGTGCAACTAATGAAATGAACTTGTTTGTGGAAGCTACAATTTCAGCGTCCATAGATGGAAAAGGAACGCCATCCGCCTCATTGTTAAGCGATGTTGAAGAGGTGACCGAGTTTGACCCGGACATAACCAAGCCAGATAATGAGCGAGGACGTAGACCAGTAACGGCTATAAGGAATGTTATTGCCATCACGGTAAAAGAAGTTGATATCGAGGTAAACGGTTTTGTGGGGCTGACAGCAGAGATAGAAGCCCTATTGCTCTCGGCATTGGACACCGAAATAAACAAAATACGGCCCTTTGTTGCAGGTTCGGATATATTGACTGATAAAAATGACATATTGGACCTTAACAAAATAATCAGCGTTATTTTGCAGGCACAGCCTGGAAGCATTTTTGGGACAATCGTATTGAAAATTGACGGCTCTCCTGTGAATACCTTCACTTTTGTCGATGGGAATATCCCTAACCTTAACAGTGTAACATATCCGTAATGCCTGTTTTCGACCGCATAATAAAACTTACAAAGCAACTTTACCCCAAAGGCAGGGTATTCAAAATCCCTTTTGAAAGTGATTTCGAAAAAATGCACGAGGGGTTGGCAGCGAGTGAGACCAGATTTTACGATGATACCAGCAGTTTGTTGGATTCGATATTGCCCGACAATGATAATTTCACCGTACAAGATGCTACGGATTGGGAAAGGCGACTGGGACTTATCACCAATACGGCGGTGTCATTGGACGACCGTAAGACGGCTATCTTACGTAAAATGAACCACCCCGGCACTATACCGGCAAGGCAACATTTTTTATATATCGAAGGACAATTGCAACTCGCTGGTTTTAATGTTTTTGTACACGAAAACACCTTGGGCGAAACCCCCGGTGATGTGTCCGGAACACCTGGCAACATCGTAACTCACGGACAGGTAAACCATGGTTCGGCAAATCACGGCACTTCATTTTTTGATAAAGTGGCAAATAGCATAGATTCGAATGCTGATTTAGGCTTTGCAACTGGTGACAATCTGTTGGCCACCTTCTTTATAGGAGATGCAGTTAAAGGTGATTTTGCAGATCTGCCAAAAAATAGGGAAATTGAGTTCAGGCAATTGATATTGAAATTGAAACCAGCTCAAACAATAGCTTTTCTTTTTATAAATTATACATGATATGGCAATTAATATAAATGACAAGGGCAATGTAGATGGACCAGGTGGAGATTTTGAATTCTCACACATCAAGGATGACAGTTCTCCAGGTGCTGGGGATGGAACGCCCGTAAACACTTTGGTATATGGTGATTTTCATCAATTCTTTGCAAAGATTATTGAAGAAGCACAAATAGCATACAATGATTTGCCGGAAAATTCAGGTAATGGTTATCAATATCTTGAAGCATTGAAAAAACTTTTTGTTGAAACAGGATCTACATTTGTTCAATTGACTGCTCCTGCAACACCAGATTACACTATTGTGACAACTAATGCATTTTCAAGAAAATCAAGCGATGGAATAGTTCAATTTAAAGGGTTTATTGATGTGACAAGGATAAATGCAATACCTTTTGTAGCCATATTCCAAGTTCTATCCGGTGAAAATCCAGGAAGAGATATGTCTTTGAATTTAGCTAATGACATTAGTGGTTTATTAGGCAGTAATGATGTAGGACAATTAACAACTTCGAATGGTCATTTCACAGTTACGGGTCAATCTGGAACAGTAAGATATTATTTGGATAACATGCAATATATACCATAAGATTATGAAGCTTCATGTTTTTGTAGTTATAACTGTTTAAATAATGGCAACCCTTAACATAAATACCGATGAAGTCGTAAGATGGACCAACAAGCTCGAAAAGATGCACCGTTCCGCATTGCCGTTGGCCATTCGAGGGTCGTTAAATAGTGCCGCTTTCGATGTGAAGCAAAAGACAATGCCATCCACCTCGAAAGCAGCATTCATAAATCGGTCAAAAAACTTTTTCAAGGCTAATTCAAGTGTTTTGATGGCAAAGGGGTTTAAGGCAAAATCAATGCAAGCTATGGTGGGTTTTACCAGTGCCAGGCTCAAGGGAGGTGATAATTTCGCGGTTAAGGATTTGGAACAACAGGAGAGAGGCGGTAAAATAGGGGGTAAATCATTTATTCCAAATAAAGAGGCCAGGGGCGGCAGTAATACAAAGGCCGTAAAACCAAGAAACAGATTATCAGCAATCACAAATATCATAAAAGCAAAAAATTTCAGGGGCAATAAAAAACAGCGGCTTATCAAAGCAGTACACAGGGCAGGAAAGGGCGGATATGTTCTTGGCAGTGCTATCCAGGGCGAAAACACACTCTTTAGGGTCAGGTCTTT